GAGGGCAAAATGACTTATGAAGAATTTTTAGACCTTCCATTTAGTTCTCTCAAAGATATTGAAACTATCCTTATCCTGAAAGACAAACATAATATGGATATTACTAAACAAGAAGAAGATTTGTGTAGGCATATCAGTAAGTATTATGGAGAGCAAATCAAATCTTATGAACTCTTCAAGAACAAAGAAAAACTTGAAAAACTTTTTAGAAAATGACTGAATTTCAACCAACACCACAAACACCAGAGCAGGTAGATGAAGGTCTGCGTAATGCTATGAAACAAGCAAAGAAAGATGGTGTATTTGATTGGGATCGTTTAAGTGAAATGAATATTCAACCAATCGTAAAATACATTTGTACCTGTGATTTCTTTGGTGGAGGACAATTTTGTATTCACTTTACAGAGAAAAATATAATTCCCAATCGTTGGATCCGATTTTGGACACGAGTATTCTTCAATAGTAAATGGGAGTTTCTAAATGACTGAACGAGTAAAATTCGCACAAGTATCCAGAGTAATCTGCCCCAAGACAGGTATTCATTATCTTGATGCGATTGATGTAAATGGTATTCACTGGTTAGCACAGATGGAAACTGATGTAGAAAAGTGGATTACATATAAAGAGTTCTGGTATCAAGACCCACAACAACCATTAGACCTATGACTCATCCTACATCAGAATGGGAGTGGGAAGACACTGCCGAAGTCGCATTTCAGGAATGGTTTAACGACCTTTATACTCCTTTTACCTTTCGTTGTGAATGGTTCTATGGAGATTGTGCCGTAGAAGACCTGAAAACCCGTGAGGATTTGTTGAGAAAGTGGTTGCATTCTGCCTTCTTGACGGGTTATAATACTGGAAGGTGTTCTCCAAAACTTGATGATACGGGGTGTTATGACTAGAAAACTCTGGGATATTATACGGGAGGACTTGGGGTATAGTATTGATTGTACCGATGAGATCGTAGATGCTGTTGAGAACTGGTTGCCCAAAGAACACGACACTAACTCTTACAAATGGAATGAGTGCCTGAAACTTATGCGGGAGAAACTACGATGAACGATGAAATGCCGTGGGTCAATCTCACACAAGAAGAAGTAGAAGAACTCCGCAACAAAAAACACGAACTCACTGAATACGGCAAACAAAGGTTGAGAGAACTTATGGAAGACAGATTTTATCCAGATGAGATGTTTGATGCCGCAGAAAAAGCACATAAGCAATTGACGCACGAAAAAATGTTGGAAATTGCTGAAGAAAGAGAAAAACTTGCTGCTGGTTTCAAACAAGACGACAATGGTGAATGGTATCGTCCTACACTACAAGAACTCACCAGAAATGAGAGAATTGAACTAGCAGAGAAAGAGATTGCTTACATTGTGATGGGTGGGCAAGATGGACGAGAGTATGCTAACTCTATTGCTTTTCTTCTTCAAGTATTAGATAGTTTGAGAGATGACTAAACTTGTAAAGTGGGAAGAAAACCCAGACGAAATCGTGCTGGAAGAGGTGGAAATGTTTCACCTGGAAAGTATGAACGAACGCAGCCTGTGGTGTGGTATTTACGGACAAGACGGTAAAATCTATCACTTGAATATTCACGCAGATGGTGATAAACTGAGATACTACTGGAGTGATGAAACACCGTGAGAAGTTTAGCAACTGGTATTGTTTGGGGATTTGCACTGATTGGTGTATTTGCATCCATCACTTATTTGTATGCAGCAAATCAAGATATGAAAACTCCACATCATACTTCAACTGTGGTGGGACATTCTGGTGATTTAAAATGCACTACATCGTGTGTGGTGAAAGAAAATGACCTTAAGTGAAAAGGCAAAAATCTTCTACAATGTTTGGTGTTGTGCATATCGTCGTAGATATGCTGCGAAACAAACACAAAACTGGGAACTGTATAATCGTGAACACCAAACTTTGTTAATGTGCCTTAAAATAGCAAAGTGGACGACATTTGATACTGAAAAACCACAATACTTAAAATAATGTTTAGCAAACCACTTCTAGGAACTAATAAAAAGAAGACCAAACTAACTTGGATAGAATATATCTGGAACTCTTGTATCATTCAGGGGTGGTATAATTGTTGGTATTCTTTTAAGAATTGGGCAGACTTGATGGGCGATAACTATCAAGACTATGCTCTTCTTATATCTGATGACCCACTGGAACAATGTATCATATACTTTTGGGATAGTTTAGAAGATGAGATTTATCCTAAAGAGTTTCTTGAAGAACTGATGCAGATGGTTGATGATATTGATAGTGGTAAGGTAAAACCAGTTCCATTTGATATTGATAAGTTTAAAGAGGCATTTGAAGATGATGACGAAGTTTGATTATCAGCACGATGAACGCCGTTATGGATGGGTAGTAGATAGTCGCTATCAATGGATTAATATGCTAACCAAAATGCAGCAGAATAATCCACGACGTTTTAAGGAGTTTGAATACTCTACTGCCACCATTTATCATCATATAGATAGACTGAACCAGGAGCAAAACACTTACGACTGATGAGCGAAGTTCAATTCAAAAAACATAGAGTATTCCGTGAAACTGAAGCAGTTGTATTCTATGATATTTCTGTAGAAAACTCTAATGCACAGGACCTTGTGTGTCATACTGGTCCTGCTATCAGTCCTCCTGATGATATTGTAGGAGCCAAACAGTTTTATATTCATTATCACCAGATAGACCATAATCGTGTTCTATCTGGACTTCGCACATTTGAATTGGTGAATAAGGAATGGCGCTATCCTTATCACATCGTACATCTTAATCGTTCTTCTGGTGCATTGGTCATTCCTAAAATGACTTTCCATCGTTCTTATTCTGGTGCTGATGGTTCTATTGTCATCAATCAAGCAATTCGTGATTCAGAATTTGATCCAGAGACGGAGTTTATCCCCGTATCAGCAGCAAAAGATAAGGACTTGTATCACATTCTTGCACACGAAAAACCAGTTATTCATACATTAGGAGAATGATATGGGGATGTTTGACTATCTTCGCTCTTCATATGATTTGGGTGAAGAATTCACGAATGTAGAGTTGCAAACCAAAGACATTGAAGATGGTATCGGTGGTACAATGTCTCACTATTGGTTAGACCCACACGGATATTTGTATTACATTGATTATTCACACACAGCAGACTTTGTAGAATTAAAGGAAGGTGATGATGGATACAATGATAAGAAATCCTTTCTAAACTTTACTTGGAAACCGAACGGTAATAAAGGTAAAGTCTCTCCTTTGTTGATTACAAAATATGTGGAGGTTTATCCTGCAAATTGGGACGGCGAATGGACTGACTGGCCCCGTTGTAGAATCCACTTCAAGTATGGTAGACTTATGGACTACGACATCACCACTGGAAGATGAAGGAGTTTGATTACTCTCTTGATTACAAAACTTTAGATTTCACTGATTTTAGTACAAGAAAACTATATAGAATTGGACGCGGGGAGCAGGGAGTTCTCTTGTGTCGCCCATACACCGAAGATATTTGCCAGTATTGGAGGTTCAAGGATGAGACTACTGCTCGCAAATCTGCTCTTAAAATATACGAAATGTTCTGTTCGTACTCAAGGGACGACGATTTCATTGGTATGGATATGGCACGCAAATTCCTTGAGATGGGATTTACACGGAGCCGCCGCTACGCGAATCATTCTAGTGGGAAAAAATACTCTGAAACTGGTGAAGTATTACCCCAAAGTCCAACAGCACTTACGTGCGAAAAAGCGAGAGCAGCAACAATCTTCAAACATTTCAGAGATATAGCAGCAAAAGACCCAAAGTATGTTATGATGCGTAAGGAATGGAGAGCAGCAGAATGACCGAACCATCTTTGTTTCCTTATGAGAACTTTCCAGTCAGATTGGAACAGAAAGCAGAGAATCGTATTTGTTGGTTCAAAGATGATTATGACTTGCAAAAACATCTAATCCGTTATAAACTAGACAAAAGAACAATTAAGATTGATTATCGTGATGGAGAACCCGTTGTACGCAGTAAAAAACACAAGGGAAACGTGGAGCAAAAGTCTAAACCAAAAGGTAACAGAGGTACAGGTTCAGTTCGCAAAGGAAAATCCAGCGTGGATTCCACTCGAAACGCTGTTGGCACTACAAAGCGTAAAAAATGACTGAAGAAACAAAACTTATTCTTGCACTGATGCAGATTGATAACCTTACCAATTTGCTCAAAGATAATGAATATGAAAAATTTATGTATAGTCACCTTATTTCAATTCAAGTAGAACTCAAGAGGCAATTAAGTCATTATGGAAAAACAACTGTACGATGATTGTTTCTATGTGGAACAAAGGAAATATGGACTGTGGTATTCTACAGATAAAGAAGGAAAGGGGTTGATTACATCACTAACTGAAGATCAATGTGTTACTGCTACACGTTGGTATATGAAAGGATTGCAAGAAGGATTTGACAAATCTGAAGAAAAAACTTATAGTTCAACTGTTGAAGGAAAATTATGACCCTACGCACATTTGTAGATAAAAACGGTAACGAATGGAACTGGCAAGAAACACCAGAAGTTCTTACTGCTCTTTCAGAATATCGTAAGTTTGCTGGTAATTATCAAGGACCTCTTTATGCTCCACATCCTGACTTGAAAAATGAAAATGAGACTAACGCCTAAACAACAAATGTGGGCTAATATCTTTAAGTGTGCTGTAGAAAGGTCTAATATTTACTTTAAGGAAAAAGATCTTGAACGACACGCAAGAGAGCATACAACAGTCTCATTAGCACTACAATTAGGTGACCAATTTTGGAGAGAAATATTATGATTGGAAAATTCATTAACTGGTATTTTTCACCATCACGAAAACCGATTGTAGAAGATATTGATTTGTATGCAAAGATTGCAGAGTTAGAAGAACGTATTCGGCATTTAGAAGAAGAGAACGTAGAAAATTCAAATTGTTTTTATGAACTATCAAATTCCATTGATGCTATTGATGCCCGTATAGATATACTGACTTTAGAAAATTGGAATAACAAAGATGTATGAACTTGATGACTTTGAAAAAGCCCTTGCTCATTTCGGCACAAGAGTTGACATCATCATTGCACTTGAATTGGGTGGGAAGATTGATTCTATCTCTGCTTACAAAGAAATCAAAGCAGAACTTAAAGAACTCAAACGAGCAAAAAAGCAATACGGAAAGGATATGTAGTAAATGTGGTGAAACCAAACCACTTGACGAACAACACTACCAGCGTGTAAAATACTTTCGCAGTGGGTTGTCTTTCTACTGCAATGAGTGCAACAAACCCAAACCCAGAGAAGACTGATTATGGACTACAAGAAGTATTCGCTTGAAAAACTTGAAGAGTGGATGCACGATGCTATGAGTAGTGATGCATCACCTCACGAAATCTATTCAACTATTCGTGAAGCAGTTCGTGAAAATTATAATTATCACCGAGAACAAGTAAGTCGTGCTTATGGACTTCTTGAACTTTTAAGTGGGCATCGTCCTGTTGCAGATAAATCTATGCTTTCTTGCGATAAAGATGACCCATCTCCAGAATGTAAGGGTGCCTGGAATGATTTCTGGGAAGGTGTTGATGATGAAGTAAGACAATCCCTTGAAGAAAAAGGATATGAGTGGACACCACTTCCCCAAGAGGATAAAGTTGTAAGGTGGCAACTTCCTGTCCAACTTGATAGTTTGTCTGGTGAATGTTATGTTCAGTTCCCTGATGATTTGTTAGAGGCAGCAAACCTTAAAGAAGGTGATACTGTTGAATGGGTTGAACAAGGTGATGGTTCTTATCTGTTGCGTAAAGTTTGATGTATACACTTCAGTTCCTTGCTCCTTTTGTTGCTGGTCTGTGTTTTGAAAACTTTATGACCAAACAAGGAGAACTTTGCAACTTTAGACAACCACGCGCTTCTGTGCTACAATATGCTAAACCAAATCCAGAAGCTGCGTGTTATCGTGACGGCATCTTCTATCCTAGATGTAAAGATCTAGAAAATCCTGAAGTCCTTTATTATCACAATTTACTTAAAAATGGCACTGTCACAACAAACCCTAGAACATCTCCTTGAAGCAGAATCACATCTTCGTGCTGCAATTAAGTCTGCTTCAGTTAATGAAAAACCACTGGTGATTCAACAACTATCTAAACTTCTTCTTGATATGGAACAATGTAAGAAGTTTGAAGAGATTATGGATATGCTGGAAAACAGAAAACCAGGTAGTCGTGGTGGTTTTGGTTCTTTCTTTAATGATGAAGATTAAGAACCGTAAAGCAATCCCGAAGAAATTATTAAGTTTATAGATAATGATATGTTGATATGCTAACATATCTGGGTATTCGGGAGTAAAACCATGACGCTTTCATCAGGAAAAAACGATAAACTTACTGATGCGGAGTGGAATGAAATGTCTGCACTTAAAAATGCAATCAATCAACGCCCACAGTCTGTTGTACCCGAAAAACTAGAAGAGTTCACTGCATACTTGGTGCGAAGTTTGAGAGAAAAGGGCGGTTGAATAAGTGTCCTAAGGGTGCTGGACAAGTACCCTTTTTTCATATATAATGACTTTAGAGTTAAACCCCAAATGAAACTTAAGGCAGTTTTGCTTGCATCAGTTCTTGCAGCACCTATCCCTGCATTTGCACAGCAAACTAACATCTATTCTGTTTGTACCAATATTCAGGAAAACTACATACCTGGATATTATGATAGAAGTGGAAATTATATTTCTGGGAGTGTGAGAACTCAACGGTACAATGTTCAGTGCGGAACTGGAACTTATTATCGTCCGAATGACGGTAATGTGTATCAATCTCCTGTTGCAGTTCCTATTGAACAACCACGTTATCGTCAGAGGATTTGTAATCCCACTGCTGGGGCTGCATTGGGTGCTGGTCTCGCATCTGCTCTGACTGGTAATAGTTACAATTATGGTGGAAGTTATTATCGAAACTATAATCGTGGTAGTTATTCTGGTGGTTGGAATAACTATGGTACAAATAGTAATGGTTGGACACTTTTTGGTGCTGGTCTTGGTGCATTGCTCTATAGTTGCTAATTGGGCCCCTAAAAGTGTTCCTATTACATAATCGCTCCAAAATGGTTATGGAAACCATCAAAAAGAAAATATACTTCTATTCCACTCAAGCACATTACGAGGACCAAGTTGAACTTGGTCGTATCCCAATGCTTAAGATTGGAGACACGCAACAAGAAGAAGCAGAAGAACGTATCAATCAGCAAGATACAACTTCTAATCCTCAGCAACTTATCACCAAAGGAGTATTTGAAACCACTTTTGGTGATAAAGAGTTTCACAAATATCTTTTGAAAAGTGGTTACAAGAAAACCCGTGATGATAAAGACCGTGAATGGTTTTATATCACTGTAGAAGATGCTGCATATGAACTAGAACAGTATCAAGGTTCTCAGTCTGTAAGTAAAATTGCAGAAACCCGCGAACTCTTTAAACATCAGAAAGAGTTTGTCACCAAAATTATGTCAACTTGGGAGCAGTGGAAAGAATTTCTGCTGTTTGCAAAGTGTCGTGCTGGTAAATCTACGATGGTACTTACTGCTATTGTAGAAAGTGGTGTCAAGGTAACACTTGTTGTTTCCCGATACAAGTCTCCAGAACAATCTTGGCGTGAAGATTCTAATCTTAAAAACTTTGAAAATCTGGTCTTCATTGACTTGAATAAAAAAAATTATGATCAAGAGATTGCGAAGTATCTGAATACTGATAAACAACTGATTCTTTGGGGTTGTATTCAAAGTCGTAAACTTAAGAATCTTCCCTGCAATGTTGACCTTATCGTTTATGATGAAGCACACATTGGATATGGCTCAAAACAGTGGATTGAACTTCAGAATTCTTGCGATTGTAAGGTTCTGTATGTAACTGGAACTGCATACAAGATGGTGTGGGATTTCAGTAATTCAAACCGTTACATTTATTCTTACTACGAAGAACAACTTGATAAGAAGCGTGGTTTAATTAATCGCCCCTCTATGAAGGTTGTTCTTGCAAAATATGATTCTGAAAAGTATCAATCACTCTTCGGAGATGACCCCGATGCAATGAAGAATCTGTTTCGGGTTGATGATGAAGGCAATTTTGTTGAACCTTCTTTGGTTCAGGACTTTGTTACTAATCATTTCGAAACTCAACGTACTCTTCGACCCCAACATCGTCTGTTGAAGGACTCAACGCATCTTTATATGACGTTGCCTTCTGTTGCTGCCTGTCACGCTATCAGTAAGTATATGAAAGGCACACGATTTGCTCCTCTTGTTGTTACTGGAGACACTGATAACGATGCGGAGGATATCAACACGCATATTAAACAAAATCCTAACGGTTCTTGTATTCTGACACGCACCGCTAATGTTCTTGGCGTAACTGCTTCTGAAATTGATACTATTATCAACTGTGCAGAAGGCAGTAGCATTGAATTCTGGACACAATTTGCTTTCCGTGGTGGTTCTTCTGATGAAGATTGGACCGTGATTGACTTTTGCCCACAACGTTGTTTAGAATCACTTCGGCAGACATTTGTTGCTGCTTGCGATACTTCACCTGAAGTTGCAGAATATGATTTTACGGATTATATTGCCATTAGTGAATGGAATCAAGGATTTGAAACTCTTTCTGTGGAAAAAGTGAATGAAATTCTTGCAGCAGATGTTGGCAATGCCATCCGCCTTGTATCTGGTCTTGTTACCTCTCTTGATTACAGCAAACTTCGTGAATTTGATTTCAACTTAAGTCTTGCAGCGACTAACTCTAACATTGCAAAATCTGTTCAACTGAATGATAATAACTCTAACGGCAAAAGCAACAAGAAACGAGTAAATGAACTGGAAAAATCTGCTAAGGACGAAATCTATCAAAAGATTGAAACCATTCAAGCAATTTTAGAGAGAGTTCCTCTTGTTCTTTTTCACGCTATCAATTCTGGCGAATCTATGAATAACATCGATTCTGTTCTTGAATCTGGACATTATCAACCAGTAACTCTTGATGATGAAAATATTTTGCGGATGGCATTGGACTATGGTATTATCAATCGCAAATCATTAAGCACTCGAATCAGTAAAGCATATGTTGATGTGCAACATTCTATACAAAACGATAAGATTATGACACTTGATAAACTGTCCAGGTCTGCACAGACACAGCAAGGAATTCCAGTAGAATTGTTTGAAGAAATGCTTAATGTATGAATCTTGTGATTGTTGGCGACCCTAAGGGAACTCATTCTATGAGTGCTCTTAAAAAATATTCTCCCGAAAACATCTGGGTTTGGGAAAATGACCCTAGGCACATCTATACAATCAATCAGATTGATGCTAAAATAAATATCATCACAGACTTTCAAGAACTTGAAAATAAAAATATTGTAGATAAAAATATGCGATTTGTTACTGTTGGAAATCCTCCTTACTCTGATCGCTCTAAAGTTAGTGGTGCTAATACGGGTGGTTGCTCTAACAATTTGGATTCTGACTTCTTTAAACGGAGTATGGAAATATCTGACAGGGTTTCTCTAATTATTAGAGCAAAGCATTTTATGAAACCCTCTTCTAACTTTAGAAAAAAACTGTTTAGTTCTAACAACCTAGTTTCAATTAAATATCTTTCTGCAGAAACTTTTCCAACTATTCAAAATACACAAACTTGTATTGTAACCTGGGATAGAAATTATAAAGGTCCTTGTAAAATTACATACAAGGATGGTACAGTTATTGAAAAAAATTTGACAGAAAAAGACTTGGTAAAATTAGACAATCCTGATTTTATTGAAGAAGTTCCTAATAATATGGCGCATATGTACTTTAACGGAAATCTGTATAGAAATGCAATTAAAGATTATTCTGGCGGAGTTCCTGTTGTTGAAATTCTTGGATCTGAAGAAACGCCAAAAATTAGGTACATTGAACCTGGTTTAGAAGAAACTGGTCGCAATCAACACGGTGTCATTATGAATATGGCAGCAGAATGGGGTGGATTGGGTAAAATTATGATCAAACCCTATGAAGCATCTGTTACTTTCAGCGTTGTGTTTCTAAAAACTAATACCAACGAGGAAGCAGTTATTCTCAGAGATTACCTTATGTCCGATGAGGTTAAAAAAATCGTTAAGATGAATATGACTTCTTTTCATCCCACCAAAGATTTGTTCAAAAAGATTCCATCTCCATTTAATCCCAACTGTGAAAAAGAACAGGCATAATCAAATTTTAGGTTCTGATATTGAAAGATCTGATGAAAGAATTGATTCTACAGGTGAAGTTTTTACGCCTCTAGAATTATGTCAACAGATGATTGATGAAATTCCAGAAGAAGTTCTAAAAAATCCCAACTCCACCTTTCTTGATAATTCCGCAGGCAATGGCAACTTTCTGATTACACTCAAAACCAAACTTCTAAACTATCACACAGAAGATCACGTCTTAAATGAGATGTTGTATGCAGTTGAACTAATGGGAGACAATCATAAAGAAATGTGTGAACGTCTTGGAGTTTCTATAGACCATCCTCATTATGTCTGTGCTGATGCATTAACCTATGATTATAGTTTTGGAAAACCGCAGGGGTTGGAAGCATTTATGATGGGCCCCTGAAAGTGTCCCTATAGTGTAAGCACTCTCTAAAATGGCAACTCGCTCACGCATCGGTCTTGAACTTGCAGATGGTTCTATTCTGTCTGCTTATGCACATTGGGATGGTTATCCTGAATGGATGGGTCGTATTCTTCGCACTCATTACAACAGCAAAGATAAAGTTGCTGAACTGATTGATGGTGGTGATATGAGTTCGCCTTGGACTAACTGTGGTTGGAATAATGAAACGGTAGAGCAAGGTCCGCTGTATTATTCTGCTCGTGGTGAAGATGCTCCTCCTCGTCACGATTCTGATCTGTGTGAGTATCTTCTTCCTAACAACAGCGAAGAGTATGCTTATGTGTTCCGCAATGGTGAATGGGTGTGCTATAATATGCACCAGTTTGATGATAGCAAACTGCCTGAAGTCGTTGAAATCCCCGCTGGAGCACTTGCAGTATGAACCGTAAGTATTTTATTGCTGGACTTGTTGGTTTTGTTGCTATCATTGGTTGGAACATCTTTTGTATTCAACGTGATGATGCAATGTATAAGGCATACTATCGTCAGCAAGCAATTCAACAACAAAAATGAGTGTTGGACTTGGTATAGCAATCTACACTTCACTTGTTGCAGTTGTATCATCCCTGATGGTGTATTACTTTCGAGTGATGTATCCACGAGAAGAAAAACAACTTAAGGAGAAATCCAAATGATTCCCAAACGTATTCGAGATCTGATTAAAAAAGCAGAGATGGACAAAGCAGCAGAAGAGTTTTGGAAGGAAGTTGAAGCTGAAGCAGCAAAATACGAAGTTACAGTTGACTACTATCTCGCGGAGTTTTATTGATGACGTTTTTACTTGGAATGGCACTTGGTTCTTTACTTACAATCGGTACAGCATTTATCTTTGCTGCTGACCGAAACATTCTTGACGAAGGCGACGAAAACTATTACAATTAAGAGGTAACTTACAAACAACAATGGCACAAAAGTTTCTTTACATCGTAGATCATTATGTTCCTTTTCCCTCCAGTGAATACGGTGGTGTTTGGAATGTGATTGCAGAAGATGATGATGAGTGTTTTGATTTGATTTCTGCTGAAGATGACGGTAATTTCTATGAGAAATACTACAGCGATCTCAAAGAAAACATCTTGAACTCAAGGACTTATGCTCTTGCTGAAGATGTAGAATCTAGTGTTGTTGAATCTTTTACAACGTGACGCAGAATGTAGAAAACACCAATAGAATGATTGGTGAACTTAAAACTCAATATCAAGAACGCATCACCGAACTACAACAAAAGATTACAGATCAGCAGAAAGAGATTCTGCAACTTCAAGAGCAGATTAAACTACTCTCATACGATAAGTATTACGATTGCTGATGAAACTCTCCATTGATTTGATTCCACAATTTACTCACAAACCACCAAAGGATTATAGTTATGAAGTTGAAGAGTTCAAACGTGGTGTCTTTTCTATTTGGTTGCGTTGCCACCGCAAGTTTGATTACAATTTGGGTAAGTCTACCCGCACTATTTGGGGGTTCTACAACTACAAAAAGTGTGAGTTCTATAGTCCTGTAAATAGTAAAGAAGTTGGTAAAGTTGTAAGTTTCAAGAATACCAGAAACTATACAGCGATGCCGTTAAAACAAACCATTCTAGAATCCTGTTTTGTATGACTTACGAACCCAAAATCAATGACTATGTTCGCTGGACCAAAGGTGTTGAAGGTTGGGTTTATTTTAAGGACAAAGAATACATTACAATAGAAGTATCTGTGCGCCCAAAAGACTGTGAAAACTATCAAGCGTGTTGCCTACACAGAAATGAAAGAGTGCTTGTTGTTTGTTATCCAGAACAGTGGAAAGAGTTAGAGTATATAAAATCAAGAGAATCTGTGTATGAAGAAGAAAAAGAACTTTTGGAGACTTTGGTGTAAAGCACTAGGAGAGAAAGCAGGTAAAAATGACAGAGAAGCAGACAACATTGCTTACATACGGACTCTTTTATTCCTCAGTTATCTTATTACTAACTGTTTTATTGTTGCGGGGGTCGTAAGGCACTGGAATGACGTACCAACAATAAATAATGAAAAAGTGTTGGTAAAATGAAGACGTTTCAGCAATTTATGGAACAAACTCCACACATGGAGCCTAATGAGTATAATAAACAGATTGCAAGACGCCAAGCAACACAAAAGTCAGCACAAATCAAGCACGTTCATAGTGAAATAGGTGCAGAAGCAAGATCACAGCAATCACAGAAACGTGCAGAGATGAAAGCAATCATGTCCCGTTGATGAAAACTGGGCCCCTGAAAGTGTCCCTATAATGTAAGCAACCCATAAATTATGGATTCTTTTGACGACATCCAAATTGAAGATTTCTCTTCCTTTGACTTTGTTGATGAGATGAATGAAGGCATCTTTGATGAGAAAGATGACGACAAATCCTTCAACGCATTTCTGAACTCTAATTTTGACTTCTAATTATGTCTGAAACTATTGCTAACGTGCTCCCCCACATTCGTGAATTAAAGGATGCTTGGAGGAAACAAGACTTTATCTTTACGAAAGAGCAACAAGCACAGTATGACCTTCTGATTGCAACTCGCCGCGAACGTGTGCTGCAACTTTATGCAGAAGATAGGGTCTGTAAGGTAAGCAAGTCCGCTCAAGATAAACTACGAGACGCTGAAAACAACTAAATACTAATGCTTATGTTTGGTCGCACAAGCACATTAGAGGGGCAAAAATGCCCCTTTTTTGATATAAATAATCAAGACCAAACATAAAGCAGTATGAATAACTATTACACTTACGCTTATTTGCGTGAAGATGGAACTCCTTACTACATTGGAAAGGGGGAAGGAAATCGTGCTTATAAAAAAGCAAAGAATGAAATAAAACCACCGAAAGATAAATCTAGAATTATATTTCTCAAAAATAACCTAACAGAACAAGAAGCATTTAATCACGAAATCTATATGATTGCTGTGTTTGGTAGAAAAGATTTAGGAACTGGTATTTTAAGAAATAAAACTGATGGTGGAGATGGTGTTAAAAATATGAGCGAAATCACAAAGAAAAAAATAAGTAGGGCAAGAAAAGGGATAATTTTTAGTGATGAGCATAGAGAAAATATTGGTAAAGCATTCCGAGGGAAAAAACTCAATGATAATCGCAAAAAACAAATATCAATACAAACTAAAAAAAATTGGGAAAATCCTGATTATAGAAAAAAACAAATGGAACGCTTAAAAAATATAAAACCACCAGTTAGATTTGGAAAAAATCATCATCAAGCATACACTTGGAAAATAACATTTAGTGACGGTACACAAATTGTAAAGTGTGGACTTGTAATTTGGGCAAGAGATAATAACTATGACTACAATAAACTTTATCTAATTGAAAAAGGAAAAAGAAAAAAACATAAAGACATCGTGGCGGTTGAGAAACTGGACCACATCTCTTGACTAAATACCTGAAAGGGTTTATTTTAGAGAAATGAAGACATTTGCCCACTTTTGCACTGAAGCATACGACGCTGCTGTAATGTCTGGTAGTCAAATACGCAAAACTGGTGAAGGTGGTAGAATTGGTGCTAAGAGGGTTAAAACAACTCCTGAAATCCGCAGAACCAAGAGAGTTGGTGGTGGACAAGTTAAACCATCAGAGTATAAACCACGCAAAGACATTGGTAAGCAAAAAGCAGCATCTGAGCGTCAACAGCAACCAGAGCAAGAGCGTGGCTCTGCTAGAGAAAGACAATTAGCAGCAGCAAAAGAAGAAAGAAGAAAAGCAGCACTTGCACGAAGAGCTGCTAAGTCTGGTGGTGCTGCACCTAAACCAAAAGCAAAAGAATTAGAAAAGCAAGCATCAAAATTACTTACAAAGAAAACTGAACCCAAAGCAAAAGCAAAACCAAGTGATGAAAGGTTTTCAAGTTCTAGAAAACCTGAAGAACATCAAATCAAAGGCAAATATACCAGGGCAGAGAAAAAACAAATGGTGAGAGCTGGAAAGCAAAAACTCCGTGATTTAGTTCTAAAGGCAACAGGTAAAAAGAAAGAAAGCGAACTGAAGCATAAGTACACCGGACCTGATAAAGACGAAGATTGATAACTGGGCCCCTGAAACTGTCCCTATAGTACAACCACCTGAGACCCCTCTAGAATCGCCTACAACATTATGGAAACCGTGACTGTGGGGGTTGATACCCTAAAACGTCTAATTGGTAACTTGCAGGATGCAGTCAACGTGTGCTACAATGTTGATTCATCCGAGAGCGATAGTTACGAGAAAACCTATCCTTTTGCGACAGGTTATTCTCGCGCTGCGATGAACTCTGTGATTGACGACCTTAACAACATTCTGAACAAGTGATTACTCTTCGTCCTCATCAACATCGTGCTGTTGCTGCTATGCAAAAGCACAACAAAGGCCAAGTGATTGTGCCTACTGGCGGTGGTAAAACACTGAAAATGATCTATGATACTCTGCGTCTATTTCAGTCAGAAACTCCACAAACAGTTGTTGTAGTTGCTCCGCGCATTTTGCTTGCAGAACAACTCTCTAGTGAGTTTCTGGAGCACATCAAAACTGTTGCAGTTCTGCACGTTCACAGTGGTGAAACGCACCACATTAGCACCACCAACCCCACAGAGATTTACAACTGGTCTCGTCGTGCATACAAACATCAACTGATCTTCACCACGTACAATTCGCTGCAACGTATTGTTGATGCCGAGATTGATGTGGATACGATTTACTTTGATGAGGCACATAATAGCGTCAAGCGTAACTTCTTCCCCGCAACAGAGCACTTCTCTGCTAATGCAGATCGTTGCTACTTCTTTACTGCAACTCCCAAACATTCCATCACTATCAACAAACCAGGAATGAATCTTCCTGAGGTTTATGGTCAGGTAATCTGTCAGGTTCCTGCACCTGAACTGGTGGACGGTGGTTACATTCTGCCTCCTAAAGTTGTGGTCAAGCAGTTGCCGATGGTCAAAGATCGTCAGGTAGTTTTTGAGCGTGATGCTGAGAATCTGCTGGAGACTATTGATGACCAGAGCGTCAAAAAGGTTCTGATTTGTGGTCGCACCACCAAACAAATTGTTGGTTTGGTATCTGAATCTGACTTCTGTTCGCAACTGCAACAGCGTGGTTATTCTTGGATGATGATTACATCTAAGACTGGCGCAGTTATTGATGGCAAGAAGGTGGATCGTGAGAAGTTCTTTGATACTCTCAATGCGTGGGGTAAGGATAGCAGCAAGCGATTTGTTGTGATTCACCATAGCATCTTATCTGAAGGCATCAATGTCTCTGGACTGGAAGCAGTGTTGTTTATGCGTAACATGGACTACATTGGTATTTCGCAGACTATCGGCCGTGTGATCCGTTTGGGTGATGAATCCAAGAAGTTTGGTCTGGTTTGTGTGCCTGTGTATGATAAGGTTGGTATCAGCACCGCTCGTAGTGTGCAAGCAGTTGTTGATACTATCTTCCAGAAAGGTGAACCTGCTGTAAGTGTGGTGCGGCGATGAAGGAGGGATTTACTATGTTCAAGGATACATACGCTGCTGTGCCTTATGGAAACCGTGGATACATTATCATACATAATGGTCAACAACTTGAAAAACTGTGTAGAACTGAAGCATCAGCACGAAAATACATCACAGATCATAAGAAAGGTAAAAGCGTAGCAAAACTTCCCATTGATTAAAATTGGGCCCCTGAAAGTGTCCCTATAGTATGAAGAACACTCATCTCGAACATCCCGAAGATTCTATCCTGACGGGCGATCTGTCTGTGTTGGATTGGTTTGTGAATCCTGGCACCTTAAGTGTTAAGATTGATGGTGCTCCTGCTATTGTTTGGGGCACGAATCCTGCAACTGGAAACTTCTTTGTGGGCACCAAAAGTGTGTTCAACAAAGTAAAGATCAAGATCAACGAATCGCACGAAGACATTGATGCAAACCACCAAGGAAATGTCGCGCAGATCCTTCATGCTTGCTTGGATTACTTGCCTCGCACTGCTGGTATTTTGCAGGGTGATTTTATCGGTTTCGGTGGATCCGACGAATACAAACCGAACACTATCACCTACAAGTTCTCCGAAGTAGTGTATGAAGAGATCATCATTGCTCCTCATACTGTCTACGTTGCAGAGAAAGATTTGCGTGATGCTGTAGCGTATCCGTTGAAGTTTATCATCACGGATACTCCTTACGTCAAGTTTGTGAAACCTCAAGCATACATTCAACACGGCCAAGAGTCGTTTGCTGATGTTGCTGAAGTCTGTGCATTTGCGCGTCAAATGTCTACAATGTGTGAGTTTGTTTCTGATAAGGAAGCAGCAAAGATTACCAAGCAACTGAATGACTTTATTCGTGCAGGTGAGCAGATTAGTGTAGAGAATGTGAATGTCTTTGATTGTGACCCCAACCTGATTCGTTTGTGGTCGTTGGTGAAGTCTATCAAAGATGACTGTTTGTTCCTCTGCCGCAATGATGGTCCTGCAGCATACATTGGATACAACAGGATTGATGCAGAAGGTTATGTGATGACCAATGAGTTTGGTATGTTTAAACTTATTAACAGAGAGGTCTTTTCTTATGCTAACTTTAACTCTGGAAGGTTTCAATCAGTGTAAATCCTTTACTTTTACCTCTTCCCCATAAATGACTTTCGTGAATTGAGTTTTCTTTACACCATCTTCTCAAATTCGTAACTATTATTATTTCACCATTAGGATTTTTTAATTTGTATGTTTTTGCGTGAGCATCTGCTAAGTTATCTTTCTTAGTAATCCACTCTAAGTTGCTTGCGTGATTATTACTTTTGTTTCTATCAATGTGATTAACTTCTTCCAAGTTATTTGGATTTGGAATGTAAGTTTCAGCAACTAATCTGTATCCTCCAACTGATCTATTCTTTATAGAAAAGAACCGATAACCATTTAGATCATAACCTTGCAACTCTTTTGGATTTTTATAGTCAACAACACTATAAGTTCCTCCACTTGATTTGCCCATCAATTTGTTACAATTAAATACTCTACCATCTTCCGTGATAAAGTAACCCTTATGGGTAGGATGTTCTTTCATCTGCTCTGTTTGTGTGGTTTTATTATTTATGAGGGGAAATCCTAAAATCTCCCCTACCTGAGAAGTTACCACACAAACCAGGCAAAGTATTTATCTTGCAAAGAGTTGGTAACTGGGCCCCTGAAAGTGTCCCTATAGTATGAGCACTGCACAAATGACGATTACTCTCTCCGATTATTCTGCACAGCAAGAAGCTCAAGGCAACATCGCTAATGCTGTTCTTGGGCACACTTATGCTTTGTGTGAAGCACTGCGTCAGAATTACATTGATTATTCTATTCGCAGTCATCAACTTCGCACCTCTGATGTAGAGTATCACGACGCACAGATTGCTAAACTGAAGCAAGGCATTTGTGATTATGAGTTCTATCCTGAAACTGGTAAAAAGTATCACAAAATTATCATGAACGCAAATGGTTCTCGTTCGGTTCATGCTTTTGTGGATAAAAAGACTGGCGAAGTGTATAAGTCTGCATCCTGGAAGTCTCCTGCCAAAGGTGTAAGATTCGACCTGCGAATCATCGAGCAACGTGAATGGTTGCTGCAACATGCTGACTGGGCAGGTGGTTATCTGTACGCACGATGAATTACTCTAATCTCTCAAAGATCCGTCCCAAACTGAGGACACAAGGTAACATCACTGGCAACTTCGGACGTGCAAAAGCTAAAGCAGGTTCTTCACTCAATGATCTTGGTGGTGATGGTAACATAGGTGCAACACAAGATGAATACCTGAATCGTCTTTATTATGCTTTTGATAACACTACCGAACCTAAACTTCGTCAGTTCATTTATAGCGAAATTAAAAAGATTCACATTCAACGTGGAACGTGGTGAAAGTAAGTAAAACTGGGCCCCTGAAAGTGTCCCTATAGTATGAGCACTAACCAAATGGATCAAGTCTACTCCTACGTCACCAACTGGAAAGAAGGTAAAGTCTGCCAAATGTGGATTCAAGAGATTGAAGTATCTTTCGACCACTATCGTTATGTTGCTATTGCTCTCAATCCTGAGACCAATAAAAGTATGGTGATGAGCAAGCCACGTTCCCATTATGATACTCTCCAGTGGGTTCGTCGCTTCTGTGGTTCATTCTCTCTCCTTTACTGATGATGAAAACTATTCGTATTCAAGTCGAAACTTACGACGGTTGCCGTACTATTTGGTACGAGAAGTCCAAACTCAAGAATCCAACTGAAGCTATCAGCAAACGTGTGAATCAGCAACTCGGTGGATTGAATCTCAAACGTATCGAAGTTTCCCTCTCTCCTGCCACTGTATGACTAATCTGCAAGAGTTCTACGATTATGTTTTCTCTTTTTATGGTGCTGGTGGATTGTATCCGATGAGTGCAACATTGGACCTGATTGAACAAGCAACTCTTACACACATCAAAATACTTGAACTGAAAGGAAATGAGTTCTGTGGTGATAGTGTTGATCGTGAATGTGTAAGAGATTTGTTAATCTCCAAATACAAACTTTCATTCCCAAACTAATCCTATGAAATACATCGTTGATTTATACGTTGGTGGCAAAGTCTTCAAGGAAGAAGTGCAAGCAAACTCACCAAAAGATGCACGAGAGACTGCACTTGCTCGCAATCCTACAGCAAAAGTTGTTGCTGTCAATGTCAGTTTCCGATAATAACTGGGCCCCTGAAAGTGTCCCTATAGTATGAACAGCACTCAAGCAATGCCCAACATCATCGCAGAACGCACCACGATGTCACAAGGTATGCCAATTACGGTCACCACAGTGAACGGAATGGATCGTGTTGAAATTAACAACAAACTCCACAAACTTGGTGATGAGTTAATGAAACTTAAGATGCAACAGCAAGCACTCATTGAGATGCGAAATGCGATTGATTTGCATCACGAACGTGAAAGCATTGATGATCTCTTTGATGAACTGTTCGGTGGTTAATCATTATTGGGCCCCTGAAAGTGTCCCTATAGTATAACCACTGAACTTCCAAATGCGAATCTCTCCTGATACCCGAATTGATGTCAAGTGCTATGGCGCTCCCTGGGAGAACACCACCACTGACATTGATCGTGCCATTGATCTTGCCTACAGTTTGAGTGAAGAATACCAGTGTGATGTGGACCTTCGCTATAACTCTACTGGCATCATCTTCCAAACCGTTTCTAACTACTGATGATGAAAACTCTAACACTCCAAGTCACTGAAGTTTCGTTTGATTTTGATGATGAAGATTTCACTGTAGAAGAACAACAAGAGGTCATCAATTCTGTTGTTGGTAATGTCTTTGAGGTGGAAGTTGATGATGACGATAATGATGAAAACATCGCTCAAGCATTAGTCGAAGAGGTGACAGATACCACTGGTTGGTGTGTCTTTGGTCTTGATTTTATTCACATTCTGAAATGATTTCCCTCCCCAATCCTACAAGTAAAATGACTCTTACCAACGACCAACTTCGCTCATTGATTGCAGCATACGCTCACGATGTTGTTGATGGAATGGATGTGCGCGATTTGTGTGCATTTGCAATCGACACAATTAGTGATAACATGGACGGCATGAGTGAGATTGAAGTGTTAGATGAAATGTCACACTTTTATGATGAAGATGTGCTGAATGAACTGATTGAAAGTGTTACCAATGGTCTCTGAAATGTTTATACTCAACGATGCAGCAAAGAATGATCCTGCTGTGCAAATTGCAATGCAAAACTACATCAAACAATTAAACCAAGAGGAACAACGTAGGCAAGCAATTCTTTCAGGAGAATACATCCCACAACCCACAACAGTTTGGAACATCAGCGATCGTGATTAAGAGACCCAAAGTGAGAACCATCGCACTGATCTTCATTGTTGCATTATTCCTATCACCACCAGTAAGATACACCACTGCACAAACATTGCACACTGTAGCAGACATTCTCCAACCCAATGATTGAAACTGATTATTACATTCTCCCCGAAGAAATCCACTCAGAGATTATCATTGAAGCAATGAAACTTAATGTCTCTGTTGATTACTTTCTGATGGAGTTCTGTAAGATTGATGATTAAACTGGGCCCCTGAAAGTGTCCCTATAGTATAAGCACACAACCTTCCCACAATGCGTAAGATCGAAACTCAAATCATCAAAGCTATTCAAGAGAACAAAGATCTCAAAGTTGCAAACAGTGAGGTTATCTCTTGCACCAATGTTTCTGATGTTTATCTGCACGGTAATCTGATTGCTCGGATTGGCGAAACCTGGATGGAATTGTTCGACTGTGGCTATCAAACAGCAACCACAAAGAGTCGTCTTAATGCACTTCTTTCTGCGTTTGGTATGGAGGGAGAATACATCTTCCAGAAGAAAGGTCAGTGGTTTATTAACTATCAAGGTGCCCCAATTCCTTTCTTCAATGGTATGCGTCTTGCCTGATCTTTCTCACATTCTTTACACTTTCCTCCAATGACTCAAGTAGAAATCAACGGTGCAATCTCCCAAGCATTTGCTAATCTTTCTATTCTAAATGAACAGGTTTATGATTACTGGGTTTCTGAACTTTACACTCTTGATGGTGCAATGATTGATGAAATGTGGAATGAACAAACTGTCTATGAAATGGAAACTGATGTGATGCAAAACTCCTGAGATTGATGATGACTGATACTCAAAAGATTGATGCACTTGTTGAACTTCTGAATAACGTAATGCACACTCTGAGTATGAAACAGTATGAGATCGAAGATGCAACTCAATCTCATCAATGTGAGGTAGAAGCAGATACCTACCATCAACAAATGATCAACATTCTTCACTCTCAAGACTGAATCCTAAATGATGTTCACAATCCGCTACTTTACTCCCTATCAACAACAATGGAGGACGCAAAGTTTCTCTACTCTTGATGAAGCAAATAGGATGATTGAGTTCTACAAATCGTGCGGAAGTCCTGCTGAACTTGTTACCAACTGAACCTCAAATGATTACTCTTACAAGCGTCAATCT